AAAATAAAAATACTCAGGAGATCCTTGTTATCCCAGTAGTTATGAATGACAAGAACAAGAAGATTATAGAAGATACATTCATTTGGATGAGAGAAGTTTGGGATAACTTTAAGGATGGCGACCTACCAATGAAGCCAGAAGGTGCCACAAAGACCAAAATGCCTTGCACTTATTGCCCAATTAAAAAACAATGCTACTCTAAAGAAACACCTACTGGAACAGTTCAAATAGAAAGATTTAAGGTACCTACTCTGTGATTTGTGCTAACGTAGATTGCCTTAATGATAAAAACTTTGAGCCAAAAACTCATAATCAAAAATATTGTTGTGATGAATGCTGCAGGGTTGCCACAAATAAAAAGATCATGGAAAAGTACTACGAGAAGAAAGCCATACGCTCTGGGCAAAAAAGACACTGTAAGAAGTGTAACTCTAGCTTAAGTAGATATAATACCTCAACTATATGTGCCAAGTGTGATAAAAGTATATCAACTTCGGATAAAGAAAAAGTATTAAGGATGCTAAATGACTCTGGCCAAATTAGCCAAGACTAAAGCTAATAGGGTGTTAGGCATAGATGCCTCAACATCTTCGGTTGCATTCTGCCTAATGGAAAACAATAAACCAATAAAGTGGGGCAAAATAAACATACTTGGAAATGATATATATGAAAAAATATACGACGCCAAGGTGAAGACTTCCCTCATGCTTGATGAACTTAAATCAGATTACATAGCAGTTGAGGGGGCGATACTTGTCAGATCACCAGATGCTGTGATAAAATTGTCCTATGTCTATGGTGTTGTGATTGCTGAGCTTATGTCTACGGGTGCTTCTGTTATAACTATATCCCCTAGCTCTTGGCAGGCACATATAGGGAACAAGAACCCAACCAAAGACGAGAAGGAAGCGGTAAGATTGTTAAATCCAGGGTACGCAGACTCATGGTACAAAAACAAATTGCGTAACATGAGAAAGCAACGAACTGCTGATTATTTTAACAAGAAGTATGGATTAAATGTAATTGATTTTGACGTCGCAGATAGTTTTGGCATTGCGTATTATGCTAATGAAGTGTTGACTAAGAGGTGAAATTGTACAAGAATAAAGACTGGCTACATCGAAGATATGTTATCCAAAGAAAAAGTATGGAAGAAATTGCTAGCGAATGTGGCGTAACTGTTATGACCATATACAGAGCTTTAAAAGAAAAAGGTTTAATCAAATGACTATAGATAGATTAGTGGATGATTTTTATAGCCAGTGGTCTCAACATGGGGCTGCTCACATTAAAGATTTTATTAAGGACTTGCCTGATTGGCAAAAAATACTTGGCATGCTAAATTCAGAAACAAGACTAGATAGCTGGTCTGATATGGATGGGGAGCGCAAGTGGGAGATAAAATACAAAAATATTTTAGCTGTTAAAAAAATTGGACATGATCAAGATGACCAGCCATTTGTTGAATCAGAGGCTACATTCTTTTTTTCTTTATTCTTTCCTGAAAAAGAACTTCACCTTAAACTATCCGAATCCCTACAGAATCAAATTATTAGTATGAATGAAAGTCTTGGTATAGATACAGATTATAATTCTGTAAAAATTTCTTTATCTCCTAAGCATGTTCCATACGAGTCTCACGTATGGCATACATGTATTGTTCAGCTTCAAGGAATAAACAATTGGTCATTGAGGGATAAAAGATCACAATTTGAAAAGTCGTATTTACTAGAGCCAGGAGATTGCTTATTCTTTAAAGAAGGAGTTGAGCATAAACTTTCCAATGATGAACCCAGATCTTCCTTGGTTGGAAGATTTACATTTAATGAAGGCGGTAATAAAAATTAAGCTAACCCCAATTTTTGAAGATTCAAAAGAGTTTAGATTTGATGATCTTTACATGCTTACAGTTGGAACTGAAGCAGGGCACGAAATTTTAAATACCTGCCTTGAAATTGCTCACATGCTAATTAAAAAGAATATTTCATATGGAAACTCTGCCCTAGATCCAGTTCGTATATTTTCAAAGGCGGGACCAAAAGAACAGCTATATGTAAGAATCGATGATAAGCTAAATAGATTAATTAAGGGTGAAGAGTATCCAGGAGATAATGATATTGATGACCTTATTGGTTACCTTATATTATTAAAGGTTGCTAAGGAATTTGCTATTTCAGTCGACTAGAAGTATAATAAAGTCATATGGAAATTGAATTAGCTGATCATTTTGATCGCATGAACAAAGTAGTTGAAGAACTACTTAGAGGAAACAACCCTACCCAAATTGCTACCCTGACAGGCCTTAAGAGGGCAGACGTTATTGGGTTGATAGATGAGTGGAAGAACGTCGTACACAACGACACATCAGCCCGTGAACGTGCTAAAGAGGCTATCTCTGGAGCAGACCAACACTACGCAATGCTTATCAAAGAAGCTTGGAAAACAGTTGAGGATGCAGACCAGGCTGGTCAGCTTAGTGTTAAATCTGGAGCGCTAAAACTAATTGCTGATATTGAAGGTAAAAGAATTGGCATGCTCCAAGAAGTTGGCTTACTTGACAACGCAGAGCTTGCAGGACAGATTGCAGAGTCAGAAAGAAAGCAAGAAGTATTAGTAAGAATATTAAAAGAAGTGACGGCGTCATGCCCAAAGTGTAAGATGGAAGTTGCTAAACGTTTATCTCAGATTACTGGAATTGTTGAGCCTATAGAGATTATTGAGGAAGTCAGTGGAGTTTAATTTTAATGATCTAATTGACATCTTAGATGGCGAAGAGTTTGATGAAAGACCAGTAGATCTTAAAACTTTTGTAACAGATAAAGGTTACTTAGGATTACCAGGACTATCTGATCATCAATATACTCTTATAGAAAAATCATCTCAGATATATAAAGAATCAACTTTGATTAAGCTATTTGGCGAAGAGGAAGGTTCTCTTAGATATAGGCAGACCTGCAACGAAGTTGTAGCCCAACTAGGTAAGGGAAGCGGTAAAGACTACTGCTCTACTATATCTGTGGCCTATATAGTTTATTTACTATTGTGCCTAAAAGATCCTGCCTCGTATTATGGCAAGCCTCCAGGTGACTCAATCGATATCATTAACATTGCTATTAACGCCCAGCAAGCAAACAACGTTTTCTTTAAAGGATTTAAGAATAGGGTAACACACTCACCTTGGTTTGCTGGAAGATACTTTGAAAAAGCTTCTGAAATTAAATTTGATAAGAATGTAACAGTATACTCTGGACACTCAGAAAGAGAAGCGTTCGAAGGCTACAACGTTCTTGTTGCAGTGCTTGATGAAATTTCTGGCTTTGCCCTAGATAGCACCAGCGGACATGATCAAGCAAAGACTGCTAGCGGAATCTACGACATGTACAGGGCATCTGTTGATTCTCGTTTCCCAGATTATGGCAAGGTTATACTTCTTTCTTTCCCAAGATTTAAGAATGACTATATCCAGCAAAGATACGACAATATTATATCTGAAAAAGAAATTATATCTAGGTCCCATAAGTTTAAATTAGACCCAGAGTTACCAGATAATACTGTAGGCAACGAATTTGAAATCTTTTGGGATGAAGACCAAATTATTTCTTATAAGTATCCTAGGGTTTATGCAATACGTAGACCAACATGGGAGGTTAACCCAACCAGAAGTATTGAAGATTTTAAGATTGCTTTCTACCGAGATGTTACAGATGCACTAGGAAGATTTGCCTGCATGCCGCCAGAAGCAATTGACGCTTTCTTTAAATCACGTGAAAAAATTGAGATGGCGTTTAACGATTTATCATTAGCTGTAGATGGATTTGGAAGATTTGAAGAGTGGTTTAACCCAAAAGATGACACAGAGTATTTTATACACGTTGACTTAGCTCAGAAGCATGACCACTGTGCCGTTTCTATGGCCCATATTGAAAAGTTTGTTAGCGTAAAGGTTACTGACACATACTCACAGCCAGCGCCAATTGTTAAGGTGGATGCCGTAATGTATTGGACTCCTACTTCAGATAAGTCTGTAGACTTTGGAGAGGTAAGAGATTACATATTATCTTTAAGATCAAGAGGTTTTAATATCAGGATATGTACATTTGACAGATGGAACTCTCATGATATGATGCAGCAGCTAAAACAGTATGGAATTAATACGGAGACCTTATCTGTAGCTAAAAAACATTATGATGACATGGCTATGGTTGTATTGGAAGAAAGATTAAATGGACCCCATATACCATTGCTTGTTGATGAATTGCTAGAGCTAAGAATTATGAGAGATAAGGTAGACCACCCTAGAAAAGGTTCTAAGGACTTAGCTGACGCAGTTTGCGGGTCAATCTATAATGCAATTAGTTTAACTAGGGCGGCATTTGGAGATATAGAGGTTCATGATTATTCATCTGTTAAGAAACAGTATAGAGAATCTTTAGCAGCAGATGCACCTAATCTAATTAGAGCCCCTTCTCAAATGCCAAGAGATCTTTCTGATGCATTGAGTGGAATGGAAATAGTATGAGTATATATCAAGAAAAAGCTAAGGAGTGTAAGTGCTGCAGCAAGCATGTTCCACTTCCTACAAGATTAAAGGAATACAATGGGATTTTAATCTGCCCTACCACATTTGATAACATTCATGAGTATAGAAGAGTGTGGTCTGACATTGGGCATAGGCCTCCAGGAAGCATTAGAAAGCATTTTTCAGAGTATGTTCAGCAGATAGTTGAGCAATCTATTGACAAAACTGATAGTAAAATACTATAATTCAACTAGGCAATAGTAGCTTAGTTGGTTAAAGCCCCGAACTCATAATTCGGTAATCGTAGGTTCAAGTCCTACCTGTTGCACAAGGGGGTAAAATGTTTGAAGATTATGATGAAGAAGAGATAATGTTAAAAATTCAACATTATCTAGATATTGGTGCAATAAGAGTTGCGGGCTTTACAAAAGATGGAGAAGCTATCTTTGAATTAAATGAAGACGTTACCCCACTGCTTGCTCCAGATTTATGGCAGGCTCATGAAGATTACATAGAGTCTGAATTAATAGATTTAGTTAATAATGATTTAATGCAGGTAGAGTATGATGAGGAGCTAAATGCTACTTATCACTTTACCAGAGAAGGATTTGATATCGCTAAAAGAAAAGGAATTATTCCTTTAGAAGATATTGAAGACTTTGATTTTTAGTAATATTATTTAGTTATACCTCTGTAGCTCAGAGGAAGAGCAACAGACTTCTAATCTGTTGGCCGCTGGTTCGAATCCAGCCAGGGGTACAAGACGTTCCTATAGCTCAGTTGGTAGAGCAGCAGACTTTTAATCTGCGGGTCGATGGTTCGAGACCATCTGGGGACACAATGGGGGTTAGCTCAGTCGGCAGAGCGGGAAGCTGTTAACTTCTAGGCCATAGGTTCGAGTCCTATACCCCCAGCGGATAAATATCCAACTTATATAAGGAGAATAAATGAAAACTGTAGGAGATAAAGTAGGTAACTTTGCCGTTACTGGAGTTAAGCCTGGGGCATTGTCTTATGATGATTCCTCGTTTGAAGTAATTACACAAGATTCTTTTCCAGGCAAATGGAAAATTATTGCGTTCTATCCAAAAGACTTTACATTTGTATGCCCAACTGAAATTGTTGCTTACGATGCATTAGTAAATGATTTTAATGACAGAGACACCGTATTGCTAACAGGATCTGTTGATAATGAATTCTGTAAAATTGCATGGCGTAATGCTCATGAAGATTTAAAGAAGACAAACTCATGGTCGTTTGCTGACACGGCACATACGCTAGCAAACGATCTAGGAGTACACCACTCATCTGGAGTTACATACCGTGCAACATTTATTATCGATCCAGATAATGTTATTCAGCATGTCACATGTAATAACCTTGACGTGGGGCGTAATGCAGGAGAAGCACTTCGTGTTCTAGATGCATTGCAGACTGGCGAGCTATGTGCTTGCAATAGACCACTCGGAGGAGAAACTCTATAATGACATGGGTTGGCCAACTAAATGAAAATCTTCCAGAGTATGCAAAAGACATCAGGCTGAACCTTGATGCCGTAATCAATAGGTCTACTGTTGATCCAGATCATGCCCTGTATCTTTCAATTGCAGCAGCGTTTGCAACAGGAAACTCAAAGCTTTTAACTTATCTAGTATCTAATGCTACTGATGAAGTTGAAAAGAATGCAGCGCTATCTGCTGGTGCAATAATGGCTCAAAATAATGTGTGGTACCCATTTGTTGAAATGGTAGATGATGCTAATCTAAAAGGACTACCAGCACAGTTAAGAATGAACGCTATTTCATCACATGGTGGAACCACTAAGGCCAAGTTCGAAGCATACTCTCTAGCTTCTTCCATAATTGGAAAGTGTCACTTCTGTGTAAAAGCACATTATGAAACACTTAAGCAAGAGGGTTACAGTGTTGAGCAGTTGCGTGATATCGGAAGAATTGCAGCAACAATTAATGCACTTTCAAAAATACTTAGCGCATAAAATAAATCCTGAGCATGATTTAAAACTGCTCATAACACGGGGGAACTATGGAAAAAGATACAAATACTAGATCGATATGCTTTGATGACATACTACTTGTCCCTAAAAAGTCTAATATAGTTACAAGAGGTAACATAAAGATAGACACTGTAGTTGGTAACCCAATTAGACCAGAAGCTTTTATTCATTTAAGATCTCCTTTAATCATGGCTCCTATGGATTTTATTACAAGCAACGCCATGATAGAAAAGGTTGTATCTTTTGGAGGCATGGCTATACTTCCAAGATACGCTAATTTTGATGAAAGAATAAATAGATTAAATACAATACCTTTAAGCGTAGATAAGAAGTTGCTTGGCTTTGCCATATCTATTGAAGAATCAAGAGATGAAAGATGTATTAAAACTTTAAGGGATCTGGGCATAACAGTATTTCTTTTAGAGGTTGCTCTAGGACATTTAAAAATTGTAGTTGATGCAGTAAGAGATCTTAGGCTGTTGGTAGATTCTAGTGTTCACATTATGGTTGGAAATGTTTCTTCATACGAAGCGTACCAAGACTTAATGGATGCTGGCGCTGATTCCGTTAGAGTTGGAATTGGTGGAGGAGCAGCGTGTACAACTAGAGTTGTCACAGGGTTCGGGGTACCAGTTTTATCATCAGTTATGGATGTGTATGAAAACATTAATAACTTTGAGGTAAACGGAATAATATCAGATGGTGGAATTAAGAATAACGGAGATGTTGCAAAAGCTTTGGCAGCTGGAGCTTCTGCAGTAATGATGGGATCTTTCTTTTCTGGACACGATGAATGCGATACTGACAAAGACGGTAAACATGTATTTAGAGGTTCTGCTTCAATAGAAGTTCAAAGAGACAATAACCCAGACCTAGTTAAAGATTTAAAAAATGTATATGTTGAAGGAGTATCAGGCTTTGTTAGCCCTAAAGGCCCAGTAGAGTATTCTTTGAATATGCTTTTAAATAACGTAAAGAGCGCCTTGTCTTACTCTGGATCAGAAAACCTATTAGACTTTAGACAAAATGCTACCTACATTGAGGTTTCATCAATGTCTAACTTAGAGTCTGGTCATAGATGATTAGCAAAATAGATGAGCCATTTAACTATAAGTTTCACGGGAAGTTCGACGTATCAAAAATATCAGATCACATATTGCAATATTCCGATGAGTGGTTTGTAGACAAAGAAAGACAAATGTCATACGAAGTGCATAAAGAAACCAACTCTATATTTATTTATGACCATACAACTAACTGGTTCCTCGGCAATAAATATGCTTTAAAAGTAAATGATAGTCAGTCAGTTATGATTGATCTTGTTTCTCCAATTGTTAAAAGTCTTGAGTTAATTCATGATGGTAGGGTTGGCAAATGTCTTTTTATTAAGCTTCCTGGAAATAAAAATGTTGGAGAGCATACGGATAAAATGGACTACTTGGGGGCAGTTAGAAGGCACCACATTCCAATAACAACAAATGAAGATGTACTTTTCTTTGTTAATAAAGAAAGCAAAAACATGAAGGTGGGAGAATGTTGGGAAATAAATAACAGCCTCCTGCATAGCGTAGAAAACAATGGAAGCACAGAGCGAATTCATCTTTTGCTAGATATATTGCCTAACAAGTTTATTAAATGATCTATTCAGCAAAGCATAACTTTTTGCTATTAAAAAATTATAAAGTTGGTAGCACATCCCTAGAGGTTGAGCTATCACAAGTTTTAGATGATTCTGCAATTGTTACACCAATTTATCCAGAAAATTTATTGCATAAGCCAAGGAACTTTAATAACTTTCATAATCATATTACTTACATTGAGCTTGAGGGTCTGTTAGGCAGTGAGGCTCTTGATAAAACGGAGTCCGTTGTTTTTGTAAGAAACCCCTTCGATGTAGTTTTATCTCATATGTATATGTCCTTTTCTTGGAGCGGTATAGATAGTCCATCTGTATCCGATGTAGATAAATACTTTAGTAATAAGACCATACTAAATAAGATTACTAGCCATAAGTCAAGGAATATATATACAAAAGATGGAGTGGTAATGGCAAAAAATGTATATAAGTATGAGAATGGCCTAGATCAAATTAATAAGACATTAAATGATGTGGGTATAGACTCAATAGTAATTAATGCCAAAGAAAAAATGTACAAGCCTAAAGACATTAAGCCTGTAGATATTTTTGAACCAAGACATATTGAAGAGATATACGAAGACTGGTCTTGGGAAATAAATAAGTTTGACTATGCTCCCAGCCCTATGGTACTATAGTTTAGTGGAAAGGAATCCCATGATTATACAAATAATTGGTCTCCCAGGATCTGGCAAAACAGAACTTGCAAAGGCTTTGAAAGAAAGAATTAACGCTATTCATCTTAATGCAGACGAGGTTCGTGCTACAGTAAACTCCGACCTAGGATTCACACCAGAAGACAGATTAGAGCAAGCAAGACGCATGGGCGAGATGGCCAGATTGATATCTAAACAAGGTGTTGCTCCAGTCATTGTTGATTTTGTTTGCCCAACAGAGCTTACACGTGCAGCATTCGGAAAGCCAGACATTCTTATTTTTATGGATACAATTGAAGAGGGCCGCTTTGAAGACACAAACAAAATGTTTGAGCGACCAACAGAATTTGATTCAACATTTGAAGATCATAGGCTATCTGCTGAACAAAAAGCAACTGTAATAATTAAATATTTTAATCTGCATGACTGGTCTGCACCAACAACTCTAATGCTTGGAAGATACCAGCCATGGCATGAGGGTCACCACGCTTTATACAAAGAGGCGGGCAAAAGAACAGATCAGGTTCTCCTTGGAGTCCGTAATACATATAACACAAGTGAGAAAGATCCACTTAAGTTTGATCAGGTAAAAGAATATATTGCCAAGGATGACTTTATGGATGGTGCATTAGTTCTAAGATTACCTAACATTACTAACATTGTATATGGTCGTGATGTAGGATATAAGATTGAGCAAGTAGATTTGGGGGCAGACATTCATGCTATATCGGCTACGCAAAAACGTAAAGAGATGGGTATCTAAAGTCTGGAACTTAATTACTA